TCAAAAAGGGCATGACAGGTTTGCGGTACTTTCCTTGGGTTGCTCAAGGGATTGGATCAATCACAATTGCGCCAAAGGATATTATTGACCTTAATGCCGGAGACAAGATTAAGGTGGGGAAAGACACGGGTCAAGGAACATGGACTTGGCTTAGTGACGATAGTGTGTATATTAACCGCAATTATTCGTTGACTGATGCTAGTTTTAGAAACGAATTTCTTTCGCTGCTTCCCAAGGAGTATCGTGAACTTAAGAAATTTGTGACGTCACCTTACTGTATTGTTGAGTTGACGACATATTCTGGTAACCCCGTTGAGTTTCGACCTGAGTCTATTCGCACTGCGGGCATTAATATTAACCAATATGCGCACGTTGCACCCCCTAACCCGTCTCTGTTTTTCACCATTCGGGACTATAACACGATTACAGAATCTGTGATTGTTGAGCGTCGCGCTGGCAAGGTGGCAAACGAATATGGTGAAGGATGGGATATGTGCACCGGCTACACATCTCTACCCACATTTTCGGCTGTTAATAATTCCTCGCTTAACGCCCTGGCTTCCTCGGCACACACTGCGGCGGCTCAGGTGAATAACG